GGATTATATTTTTATATCATCATCTGTAGATAATATTGATATACAATCTAATAAAGATATAAATACTTATGCTGGTGGTTCTATGGTATATCAAACTGGAGATCCTACAAATAAAACAAATATTTATACTATAAATTCTCAAAATATAATTTTAGGTTTACAAAGTAATCCAATTTTAAATTTAGAAGCAGTTCCTAAATCAGACCAATTAATTAAAGTTTTATCTAATATGTTAAGCATTATGAATGACATTGTAAATAATCCTTCTGAAACTAAGGCTATAAGTGGAGATATTTTACAAATATCTGCTTCTTTAAATAATATTAAATCAACAATAACTAAAACTTACTAATGGCTTTAGATATAGAACAAATAAAAAGTTTTCAAGTAGGTAATAAAAATATTACTCAAAGTACTACAACAGTAATACCAGGAATTAATCCTACTACTGGTTCTAGTAGTTTACAAAAAACTATAGAAAGCATTAGTCAATTAAGTAGTAAATCTAATGAAATATCAAGTTTTATAAATGATGCTAGTATTGATGGAGGTAATCAACCTTTTAATATATCAACTTTTGCTCGTGAATTTATTTTAAAATCACAACAACAAGAACAAGAAGAATCTACTACAGGAAAAGTAACAGATAGTAAACCTATTACAAGAAGATTCCAACAAATAACTAAAAAATTAGTAGATAATATTGCACAAAATTATGTTAGATCAGGTAGGTTATTAAATATTTTAGAAAAAAATGTAAACAAAATCTTATCTCAAAGTAATGTAAATTTTGTAAGTGTAGAAAATGGTCAAATAGTAGCTCAACCAATTCAAAGTCAACAAGTAAATCAAGCTATTCAAAATATACAAAAAACAGTAGATACTTATGTATTAGCAATAGATAAATATGCTCGTCGTGTTTATAATACAGATCCAATTTTAACAGTTAATCAATTAAGAAAAAATTTAAGTTTAAATAAATTAATTCCTCTCTACGATAAAATATTAGCTGTAAAACTCTTATTATTAGAAATACAAATTAAAAGAAGAAAAGCTCAAGATTTAGTAATAGCAGCTAACGCTGCATCTCAAGTACCGGTTCCTAACGTTGCCTTAGCAACAGAATACACTCAGAGAGCAACTCAATATACTGCTAATGAATTAAATAGTTTAGAAGACTTAGCTGAAGCTTATAAAGAATTTGAAGTAATAAAAAAGAAAGTAGAATTTTATGGTACAAAATATGAGAAAACCAAAAATCAACTTTTAAATATTCAACAAACAATAAATACTTTCCAATCTCAGATAATTAATAAATCTTTAACTCAAGTAACTAACCAGTTAACTGGATCTTATAATGAGTTAACAGGATCTATAACAACAAGAATTAGTAACGTAACAGGAAGTACAACAATCTAACATAAAATTTTACAAATTAATATTTATACCAATATGAACAGTACAGAAAAATTACTAAAGTTAATACAAGAAGTAGTTCGTAAAGAAATTAGAGCAGCTCTTAAAGAAGAATTAGGTAGACAATCTATTAAAGAAACTTACAACCCAACAATAGAAAGTATTAAAAGAGCTCCTAAACCTAAATCAACAGGAAATTCAATTCAAGATCTTTTAAACGAGACTGCTTATGAAGGTGAATGGAGAACACTAGGAGGAGGTACTTTTGATTCCCACCAAGCTCAAAATTTTGGTTTTCAACAACAATTAATGAATGAATATGGAGGAGGAGCTACTCCTGTAACTAAAGGAATTGAAGGCTTTATTCAACAAAACAATAATGGAGCACAAGATATTAGACAAGTACAAGTAAATAGTGTGCCTGATTTTAGTGCTATGATGACTACAATGAAAAATAAAGGATTATTATAATGATTCCAAATAGACCTATATATTCCTATAATGAACTTACATCATCATATTCTCGTCAACGAGAAATAGGAATAAGTTTGGAATTTATTACACCTGGAGTTTTTACAAGTACATATACTACAAAACAACAAACCAAAAATCAACTAATAAATTTTATTCTTACAAATCCAGGAGAAAGATTTTTTGATCCTGCTTTTGGATCTGGAATTAGAAATTTACTTTTTGAACAAAATACTGACTTTACTAGTTTAGAAGAAAGTTTAAAAGATTTAATTGAAAGATATGTTCAAAATATAATAATAAAAGAATTAACTATCACTCCTAGTAATAGTAATACTGTAAGTATTAATATATTTTATTCTATCAATAACATATCTGATGAACTCAGCATACAAGTAAATAATGAATTATCTGGAGAACTTATATAATGGCAATACAATATTTAAATAAAGATTTTACTCAACTAAAGCAGGCTTTAGTAAACTATATAAAGAACAACTACCAAAACTATACAGATTTCGGTCCGAGTTCGCCAGGAAATATGTTTACAGATTTGTCAGCATATGTAGGCGACATTTTAAGTTTTTATACCGATACTCAAGTACAAGAAACTTTATTATTAGAAGCAAAAGAATTTAAAAATATACTTCCTATTGCATATAGTTTAGGATATTCACCTAAAGTAACAAAACCATCTACGGCAGTTCTTGACGTATATCAACTAATACCTTCTGATGCTTCATCGGGATACGTGCCTGATTGGAGGTATACGGTACAAATACCCGAAAACTCGCAAATAGCGAGCACATCTCAACCCGACATCACATTCTTAACTCAAAATTTAGTAGATTTTAGTTATAGTAGTAGTTTTGACCCAACAGAAATTAGTGTTTATAGTTACTATTCAAGTACTAGTAATCCAATGTTTTATATTTTAAAAAAACAGGTTGAAGCTGTTAGTGGACAAGTTAAAACACAAAATTTTACTTTTAGTAATGCTCAACAATTTCAACAAATTACATTAAGTGACACTAACATAATTCAGATTGTTGAAGCTGTAGACAGTGATGGAAATACATGGTATGAAGTACCTTATTTAGCTCAAGATACTATTATAGATAAAACATATAATATTAGTGTTTTTGAACCAAATTATTCTCAATACAATGATCAAGCTCCCTTTATGTTGAGATTAAAGAAGGTAAATAAAAGATTTACAGCTCAGTTTTTAGACGAGTCTAATTTACAAATAAGTTTTGGAGCAGGTACAACTGGAAAAGACAGTGAATTAATTATTCCTAATCCTGATAATGTTGGTTTAGGTATACAAGATGGAATTAGTGCATTTAATACAGCTTTTGACCCATCAAACTTTTTCTTTACAAATGAGTATGGACAAGCTCCAGTAAATACAACTATTACTTTTACATATCTTGTTGGTGGTGGGGCTCAAAGTAATGTTCCTGCTAACGATATTAGTCAAAATAGAGTAGTTAGTCCTCAAATAGATACTTATGGATTAAATAGTAGTGTTGTTCAAACGGTATTACAGTCTGTTAGATTTAATAACAATATTGGGGCAACTGGAGGAGGACCCGGAGATTCTGTTGAAGAAATAAGATTAAATGCTTTAGCTAATTTTCCTACTCAGTTAAGAAACGTTACCAAAAGTGATTACTTAGTAAGAATTCTTAGCATGCCTAGTGAGTTTGGATATTTAAGTAAAGCTTATGTAGTTCAAGATTTAAACTTAAATGCTGATAGAGATAATACTCAAAGTATAGTTAATATGAATCCGTTAGCTCTAAGTGCTTATGTATTAAGTACAAATACAGATGGTAAATTAACCACAGCAAATTTAGCAGTAAAACAGAATTTAAAAACATATTTGAGTCAATATAAAATGTTAACAGATGCTGTTACAATTAAAGATGCTTTTTATGTTAACATAGGAATTAATTTTGAAATACAAGTACTACAAGGTTTTAATGCACAACAAGTTTTAATTGGTTGTATTGAAGCTTTAAAAGTATTTTTTGATACTAATAAATGGTCTATAAATCAACCTATTATATTAAGTCAAGTAGAAAATTGTATTAGTTGTGCTAATGTAAATGGTGTAGCTGCTGTAAAAAATATAGAATTTACTAATAAAGCTGGTGGGATTTATAGTCCTTACACATATGATTTACAAGGAGCTACTTTGGGAGGTATTATCTATCCTAGTTTAGATCCTATGATTTTTGAAATTAGATACCCCGACAGTGATATTTTAGGACGAGTTGTTGGAGCTTAATATTTATAATATATGTTTTCTCAATTATTTCCTTCTAAAGACGCAACATTATATTCACTATACCCAGAAACAAATACGGGTTTAGATCCTATATTAGAATTTACTAAACCAGATCCATATAATGCTTCTAGAATACTTATTCAGTTTGACCAAACTGAGATAATGGATACTTTAAGTAAGGTTAGTGAAACATCAACATCATCAGGTAGTTGGGCCGCTTATTTAAGAGTATATGCTTCTCAAGTAGAAAGTTTACCTACAGTACTCCCAATAGTAGTTAATCCTGTTTCTCAAGAATGGGATCAAGGAACGGGTCGATTAGCAAATTCCCCAACTACTGTAAATGGAGCTAGTTGGTTAGGACCTAAAACAGGAAGTTTTTGGATAATAAATAATACTTCTTCACTTTATTACGTAAATGATTATGCTTTAAGTGGATATGTAACAGGAGTACCCATAACAGGATCTTATTTATCAGGATCAGTAGGAGGAGGAGCTTGGTATACTAGTAGTTATGCAACAACAACAATATCACAATACACTCCACAGGATTTATACATAAATGTAACTTCTATTATAAGTCAATGGTCATCTTCTTTAATACCTAATAATGGTTTTATTTTAAGAGTTAGTGAATCTGTAGAAAATAATCCAAATTATCAATATATTTTAGATTACTTTAGTAGAGATACAAATACAATTTATCCTCCTTCTTTGTTTTTTTATTGGAAAAATCAAGTTTTTAACCCAGATATAACTAAACTTCAAACAAATCAAGTTTTTGATGTATCTATTGGAAATAATGATGGAGTTTATTATGCTGAAAGTAATGTTAGATTTACTGTGGCTTCAAGAGATAAATATCCTCAAAGACAATTTGTAACTTCTTCATTATATGAATTTAATAAAACTTTACCTTCACAAAGTTTTTATCAAATCATTGATGTAGATACTAACGAAACTATAATACCATTTAATGACCCAGGCACATTAATAAGTGCTAATGGAACTGGATCATACTTTAATGTAGATATGAGTACACTAGAACCAGAAAGATTTTATACAATACAAATTAAAGTAAATATTGATGGAAGTACTTATATAAAAGATGATAGTGATATGAAATTTAAAGTTTCCCAAACTATATTCCCATGAGTAAAGTAACAATCCCAACTCAAAAATTAGTATACAGTAAAGATATTAATATAGTTACTGACACACAGTTTAGTAATTATGTTGCTCCTTCTCCAGTTGAACAAATTGTTGAAACTATACCTACTGTAGCTGGGTTTTTTGAAAACTATGATATTTTATTTTATGAAATTCCTTTAACTGGTGATAATTCTCATACTACACTTGTAGAGAGAAGTAGTGAATATTTAGGTTTAGATTTAAATTTATTATTAGAACAGTTAAATTTTTTACAAGAACAAAATAAATTATTACAACAACAAATAAACGAATTTAACACAAATATATAATGCCAATTGTTATAAACCCTTTATATGACAACCCAAGTATTCTAACTCCACAAGAGCAAAATCTTGTAGCTTCTAAGGAAATGACTAGATTTTTTGGTCTTCCTGAAGATTTTGTACAATTGTTTGTTTATAACAATATAAATACTTTAGTAGGAAATGATCCTACTTTTGATTTTTATAGTGTAACTGAAAATAAAGAAATAAATTTTGATCCTGCTGAAGATATTGAACGATTAGGTTTTAGATTAGGTACGTATAGAATGGTTTATAATTTTCTTAGACCATTACTTACCCAAAACCCAAATTTAGACTTATTTATTAAATCTATATCTAGTGATAGAAAAGAGATTAAAATTGCTACTACTACAGATCA